ATGCAGAGGGGGGGTCTAATTTGCGAGACCCCCTCCCCCCTATCGAACTTCACAGTCCCTAGTCAGAACTGGAAACGACAGACGAATTGCGTGACACTTTACGGTGAACACCTGATGCATTGATGCGAACGATCTCATCGATCGCTTGCTCAATAGCAAGACTGTTGTCTGGTTCAGATAGTTCATCTGATGTTCTAGCAATTCGCGCAAGCAAACCAGTTGTATTGTAACCAGCTTGCATGTCATAGGCGTACCAACTCTCGAACTCATTGAATGGATCGAAAGGATTGTCAACAGTAGTGAGCATTGAATCAGACACTACGCCAATCCTCTCTTCAATGTAGTGAGTGATACGCCAAGAGCCTGTGCTACCTCAGCCTGGGTGTACCCAGAATCCAACATAGCGCGGGCTCTGTTCTGCTTGACTGCAGTCATCTTGACTTCAGTCTTGGGTGTAGCGAGCTTCTTGACCTCTTCAAGATCAGCATGAGTAAGGATGTCAGAAACCCTACTCTTTCTGATAGCACCTGCTTGAATCGCATCCCACTCAGACTGGGTGATCTCGATCCGCTCTTTCTTAGCACCCGTACGAGCACGGGCTTCAATCAGGGCTTGACTCTTGATCTTCTTGATCTCAGCTGGATCCATGTCAGGATAGGCACGACGCTTGGCAGCGACAGTGGCATTGGCTAGGATCTGGGCTTGTCTTTCGCGGGGGGCGTTTCTGAGGGCGGTGTTCAACTTCTGGTTGAGGGAGGCTACCTCTTTGGAGTAGGCGGCCTGAGCAGAAGGAGAATGAGGGATGCTATCGATGTTGATCGATGCTTTCCTAGCCTCATTAGCCAAGCTCTTCAACCTGTTCGAATGATCCGCATAGATCTCTTCGATCTTGGTACCGGAGGACAAGGTGTGTGCATCCTTTGCCTCCGCCAACTTAGTCGATTTGAACTTGACGGGGGTACCATCGAACCGAGTAGCCCCCGTATTGACATACACCCTTTCACCGGTGTTCTTGTCAATCGGTCCACCTTCATTGGTGTAACGCGGGCGCCGATCAAGTACTCGCTCTTCCGAAGTAGCACGGGACAGAAGGGTGGATGCACCACCAGATTTACCAGTTTTCGGATCGAACTGGTACTTCTGCTTGAGAGCTTTGATCCCGTTCTCATCGTACGACCTACGGTAGTCAAGCTTGTGTTTCTCAGCATCGATTACCACCATGGAATGCCGAACTGCTCGAGCTAGCTCGGAGGGGTTTGCGCCACGGATAGTCATGTCGGTGATGAGGTTGGACACAACACCCATTTGGGTTTGCTTGTTGCCGGCGGTCATAACTTCCATACCATCATAGTATGGATATGTACGTTGAGGATCGAAGTCCTTCAAGCCCTCAAGTGCCTTCTGTGTACTGATCTTCCCATGCTTGTTGGGAATAACCAGAACAGTATCGCCATCAAAGTCAGCACCTGACAGTCGCTCAGCCACCTTTGCGTTGATACCAATAGCATCCTTCGCATTGGTACCCAGGAGCTTCCTTGCTTCGGCGTGGCGGTTGTTGACCTTGAGTTCCGGGATCTCGAACTTGCCACCATGAGGAAACCGAATCAACACTACGGACTCACCGTTGTCGTAGTTCGGCGCGTATACCTCATTGGTCTTCAAGGAAGGGACAGGCAGAATAACGTGACTTGCTTGATTGCGGAATGCAGCTGCCTTCAGATGTACAGATGCGGCATCAGCGTTGTCAGAATATGACTCGAGCAACTTCTGCTTCACAGCGGGGTTAGTGAGCTTGAGAATGCCATCGAGCTCATCACGCTGCTGCTGATAAGTCATGTCCAACTGACCCTTAGCCAGTAGTGGGCTCTGTTTGGAGAGCATCTGCGAAGAGACACTCTTTGACCATTCACCCCACTTGCCCTCTTCATTGACGATATTCAAATGTCCGGCCTGCCGACTGATGACTGCACCGAACGGATTGTCCGGATCGATATTCCCATCCTTGTCACGCTTCAGGGGCTTGAGTACCTCCATCTTGGGTACATCTTTGCCCTTGTTCGTGTTGAACAGAATATCGACGCCTTCAGGAAGGTCGTCCTTGTACATCGCCATACCCTTGAGGTAGTGCGTGCCATTCACAGCAATACGCACCTGAGCATACCGAGAACCACCCATGTCAAGGCCTTTGGTGCCCGGACGAATATACATCACTCCGTCTGCTTGGTCACCGCCATCCTCCTTGTACACAATGCCAACTCGCTTGGAGCTGACACTGGTAGGTGGCTTCATACCCAGATACGAACGACCACCATCTTCAGTATGCATCTGGATTTGCTGGATCTTGTCTCGGTTGCGATAGACCTCAGAATATGATGTACCAGGTGCAGCCAACACCTTGACGGTCGTGAACTTACCTGTACCCAACTGCTCGATCTTGACATAGTGTCGGGTGTAACCCTGTTGTTCGAGCATGGCAATTGCTGTGTTGAGTTTGGTACGACTCACACTCGTGTAGAACTCGGCGCCAGCACCGACGTCGATGTACTTCTTGGCTGCGATTTCATCCTTGAGCATGTTGCCTGTTGCTTCAAGCACATCAACTTTGTCTTTCGCGCCGGGTGCGAGAAGCAGACGAATCGTGGATTCTGGTTTACCCAGTCTCTCGCCGATAGCGACATTCGACAGACCCTTGTCTTTGAGTTTCTGGGCGTACGAAATATCCGCTTGCTTCTGTGCATTCTTCGCGACGGACTTGGCCGCACGCAGTTGAGTGGTAGACAGACCGAGACCAGTAGCGATCTCCGATTCAGTCATGCCTTGACGCTTCAGGCCGGCCACATAGTCCAGAAAGTTCTGGTTGTTACGTGGATGGCCATCTTCACCGCCCGAACCCCACGGATACCGACCTGAGTGTCGGGGAGTGCCGTAGTGAGCAATGTAGTCGTCAACGTCAATGATCACTGGGCCTCCTTCAGGTAATTGATCCTCTTGTCGAAGGTGATGATTTTATCCATGATATGGAAAATGTCATCAGGATCAGGAGAGAACTCCCGAACATCATCGTTCTGGTAGATGCGAAGGAACGTCTCAATCCGATTGGGCTGAAACTGATATTCCATGCAGAACAGAGCGACATAGACCATGAGCTGGTCCATCTTTGATTGGGTGACGCCAGTCTTCAGATCATGAATCCGAAGTGTGTTGTTGCGGAAGGCTATGGTATCGGGTGTGCCGAAGCAGTTCACTGAGTAGAACAGTGGCTGCTCAGGAGTCATGCGATATCCGATGGCGTCGTTGATGTACATGGCTACGGTTGTTCTGGTTCGTGGTTGCTTCTGACCCAGACGAATCGCCATAGCCGCATACTCATGAAGCTTGGTTCCGCGCTCAGCCTCTTGCGAAGCCCAGAATACGCGATCGAGCTTATCCTCATCGTACTTCAGCCAGTGGGGTCTACTGGCGGTAAGACGCGCGTGCTTTCCGACGAGGTGAAAATGCGGATTGAAGTCCATCGAGAACGTCCTCTACGTTTTCAGGAGAGACGAATGCTGCGAACGACATCTCGTTGTAGTGGTCAACCCAGTACTCTTGATTAGGTTGACGAGCAGAGCCGGTTGCAGCTTTCGTTTCGAGCATGGCCCACTTGTCTCTGTACAAAATCAAAATATCCGGAATACCCTGATGGGTACGCAACGGATCCTGATTGAAGATGACACAGCCAGGGAAGAGTCGTTCAAGTTCTTTTATAATCGATGAATTAAAACCGCTACGCCCTGTTTCTCTCACGACACCTCCAAAAAAGTAAGCTTGCTCTCACTCCTTCTATTATATCCTGCGTTTTCTGCGCGTGTGGGTAGTTATTTTGCGATGTACTTGAAATGGGAGAACGTTGGGAACACCCATGTACCTGTTGTCGCCGAGGCGATCACATGCGATTCGAGGACACCAAATGCCAGTGCTGCATCCCAAGATGTAGGATATCGCTCCTGCGTCTTGACCTCGATCACTGGCACGTCGCTGCCTACTGGACCGCGTTTGAACTGATTGTGGTAACACACCATGAACCAGTGTGGACGCCAGACCAGATTGGTGGCTCGGTTGTTGGTCTGATCACCATCGAGATGGATAACCTTCTCGAACTCT